CCTTCGGCGAGCGGTGCGCCTTCGGCGAGCAGTGCTCCTTCGGCAAGCAGTGCTCTTTCGGCAAGTGTTGCTCCTTCGGCGAGCGGTGCTCCTTCGGCAAGTGGTGCTCTTTCGGTGAGTGGTGCTCTTTCGGCAAGTGCTGCTCTTTCGGCGAGTGTTGCTTCTTCGGCGAGCGGTGCGCCTTCGGCGAGCAGTGCTCCTTCGGCGAGTGTTGCTCCTTCGGCGAGGGCTGCGCCTTCGAAGATAAAGGCGAATATATCGGCGATTATCCTTTCCTGGCTTTTGTCGGATTCGGTTCCCGGATTGGCAGCAAGGTTTACTTTTTCAACCTGCAAGACGGCATTTATGTCCGTTGCGGCTGCTGGCTGTCGGATATAGCGGGGTTCCGGGAGAGAGTGAAAGAGAAGAATGCCGATGCGATGTACCTGGATTTATGCGATCTGGTCGAGAGGAAGTTTAACCAAAAAAACTATAAATAACTATGCGGGCGAACGAATATCAGACACGCGCGATGAGTACGCGGCTGCCGAGTTGCGAGAAGAAATTAAACAAATATGGCAATCCTGTCGGTAGTTATTTCCCCGATGAACGCTATTGCTTTGACAACGACGACAACCTCCCAGAGTTTGTTGAGATGCTTAAAAGTAGAGGATATTATATTGGCGAAGATGGTCATATCCGAGGGAAGAAAGGGACGTTGTCATCAAAACTTATGAGGAACGGCTACTATATGACATCTGCGCAATATAGAAATAAGACTTACTACTTCATGGAGCATCGTGTAGTATGGTGTTGGCACAATGGAGCAATCCCCAATGGTCTTGTCGTAAATCACAAAGACTACAACAGGTCTAACAATTTGATTGATAACTTGGAGCTGCTTACTCAAAAAGAGAATACGGAGTATAGCAGATGTCACTTCAATCCTTGCAGAGGAGAAAGAGGGAAAGGAGCTAAATTTACTGACAAGCAGGCATCAGCAATTAAAACATTAGGATTGAATTGCGGTTGGTCTGCAAATAAGATTGCAAACTTAATCGGCGAGCAACAATATAATGTTAGCCGAATAATTAGAGGAGAGAGATATGCTTCTGTTCCTTCTTATGACGACATTCTAAAAGCATATCCAATCATAGTTGATTACACAAGAAACAAGGATATTGGCGAACTGGAAGAAATCAAAAACTACCTACTTGGATTAAACGGAGAAGTTGGAGAGCTGACTGATATTTTCAAAAAGGTGTTATATCATGGGAAAGAATATGACCCGATTGATGTAATGCTTGAGCTTGGTGATATACTCTACTATATAACATCCATTTGTAATATTTTAGGATTGGACATTGCTGAGATAATGATGAATAACAATGCAAAACTTATGGCAAGATATAGTGCCGGTTACTCAGTGAATGCGTCGCTCAACCGCATAGAGGAACAGGCGCAGCAGAACCTCGACAAACTCGCCAGCCGCCGCGAGCGCGGCGTGATCGATGGAAACGGGGATAACCGATGATCGCTTATGACCCACGCCTCTCTTTTCAGCGGGATCGGAGGGTTCGACCTCGCCGCCGAGTGGGCTGGCTGGACGAACGCTTTCAACTGCGAGATCGATCCTTTTTGTCGCAAAGTATTGAAATATCACTTCCCGAATGCAGAACAATATGAAGACATCAGAACGACCGACTTCACTGTCTGGAAAGACCGTATCGACGTGCTTACCGGCGGATTCCCGTGCCAGCCGTTCTCGCTCGCAGGAAAGCGGCGAGGCACAGAAGACGATCGCTACCTGTGGCCCGCGATGCTCGATGTTATTCGGACTGTTCGACCCCGCTGGGTCGTGGGCGAGAACGTTTACGGAATCGTTAATTGGTCGGAAGGGATGGTCTTCGAACAGGTGTGCGCTGACCTGGAGGCGGCAGGATACGAGGTGCAGCCGTACATTATTCCGGCTTGCGGTGTCGGTGCTCCCCACCGTCGGGACAGATGCTGGTTTGTTGCCCACCGTACAGACGCAGGGGCTGAAGCGATGCGTGAACGGGAAGACGGTTTTTATGCCGTTGAGCCTGTTGCCCACCCCGACGGCGATAGACGCAGGAAGCGGCCGAATGAACAAAAGCCTCTCCCCGAATGCGTCGGAACGTCCGACGCTGGCAATGGCGTCGAAAATGGGATTGTTGCCTACTCCGACCGCCAACGATGCGAAGAATGTAACGCTTCCTGCCAGTCAGGGCATACGCAAGGGCGGACTATCCAAGAAGGTGATGCAAAGCGACGAATACCGGACTGGAACGGGTTCCCGACTCAACCCCCTGTATGTGGCGGAGATGATGGGTTTCCCGGTGAATTGGTTGGTATCGCCTTTCCTCGATGGCGCCGGGAAGCCGTCAAAGCCTGCGGTAACGCCATAGTCCCGCAGGTGGCATTACATATTTTTGAAACGATAAATGAATACGAGAAGATATGAAAACCAAACTACTGCGCCGACTGAGGCGGGAGGGGCGTTGTCAGATACGTGTCTATTCAGTTCGTAAGGATATGGATGGGACGGTTGTTGGCATACGCTACGGGTATAATTCGGATGAATATGCGCATCTATGGCATTTTGCGATGACTTCGGATGAACTTAAATCAGAAGCAATGAAGATATATATCCTCCGCCGCATTGCGGAGCTAAAAGGAAAGAGGAAATGAAAAAAGTAATGTTCAACGATCTTTACGGGTAGTTTACGAATTTGAGTTGGTGAAACAACGAGATTCGATGCAGAACATTGCAAAACTTTGCAAAACTTTCAAACATTTTGAAACATTTTGAAACATTTTGAAATATGAGAGAAATTAAATTCCGGGGCAAGCGCCTCGACAACGGAGAGTGGTTGTATGGCAGCCTTGTCATTTTGAATGGGCGCTATTTTATATTCGATGATGCAAACAGACACGAGGTCGATCCCACTACCGTCGGCGAGTTTACGGGGCTGAAAGACAAGAACGGTAAGGAGATTTACGAGGGGGATGTGATACGCTCTCCATTGTCCGAGGATAAAACTCGCCCTCATAGAATCTTTTACCATACCGGCAACGCAGCTTTTATGGGGGCCTTGGTCGATAGAAAGGAATTATGTTATTTAAGATTGGATCAGGATTGGATTTATAAGTTTGGAAAAGAAGTCATTGGCAACATCCACGATCACAACCCCGAATTTCTGAAAGGAGGCGAGCAATGAATAGGACTATGAAACAATGGCTTTTGCCCCTTATCTACCGCTGGTTCGGGCATAAGGATTTCGAGGAGGTATATTGCGTCAAATCGCCCCGAAATTGGTTCTGCCGCCAAAACAAACCCAACCGATACGACGTGGTGCATGATATTGTTTGCTCCCGATGCCGGCGGGTACATCGAACTATCCTCAAATCCCGAATTAGCCGCGCACAACTCCTGCATGACGGTTGGTTTATAATCGACGAATAGCCATGAAAAGCAAAAAAGCAAAGGAATTTATCGACGGATGCTTGAATCATCTTGTAATAGAGATGAGCGACCACGCCAAATGGCAGCTACGAGCAGCAATGAGCCATACAGCCGAACTCGCCGAGCAGGAGGCCGAGGAAAGGATGCGGGATAAAGCGATCGAAGCATTTTGCAAGGATTGCCCAATTTACTCAATACAAACAAGTAATGGGGGGGAATTGCCCCGATTGCAGTGCATTAAACGCATTCAAACAAAGACTGAACGAGGAATGAAATTCACAACCCATTGCTTTGTCCGCGTCGAGGATGCGGAGAGATGTTCTAAACATTTTAGCTAACCAAGTAACTACCCAAAACGATAAATATATTTGTATTTTATGCTTACGCTAATTTATTGGGCTGTATGTGTAGCGGGATGCTATTTTTTAACCAAATCACAAGGACGGGACACTACTATTGCGGCTGTGCTCGGATTATTATTCGGGGTATTTGCCGTTATCGGATACCTTATCGCTGGGGACAAATATTAATGCAATTACGATATTTCTTATGAAAAAACAATTAAGGTCAGATTACGAAAAAGCCTGCAACGCCTATTTGAAAGCTTTTTGTGAGAAGCACGGCTACGATTATGAGGATGCCGTGCGAAATTGGGTCGGTGGCGATGTCGGCGGGATCACTGAATGCGCGGATTTGTTCGTCAATATGGATGACATCATCACCGACATAGACCGGGACGCTCCGGAAGATGAGTTTGTAAAGTATTACGATTACTGTCTGCGGGTGGGGAGTATCGCCTGCGGCAAAATTAGTACGCCCAATTACAGCAGCTGGCTCTCGGGGTGTCCACGCATGAGTGAAGAACAGATCACCCGGCTGGAGGAGTTGCAGCGGGACATACGCAAGGCGGAAGAGATTCTGGAAAATGAAATCGAACGGACAGGCAACCTGTTTTGAATTACTACGGATAAACCTATCTTTGTTCAGTTATAACCATCAATTTATGAGTGAAATTATCAATATTGTCCTGCGATTAGACAAAATTCCACGCGATAGAATCAGGGAAGTTGCGCGTCAGGACGGCAAGGTGGGAATGGTTGTTAATTTGTCGGTCATTGCCGTCAAAGGAGGCGTAGATCAGTATGGGAACAGCCATTTTGTCGTTGTTCGTAAAACTAAAGAAGAGTTCGACGCAAAAGCGCCCACCATCTTCTGCGGCAGTGGGCGGAGGGCCAAACTGAAATCAGAAGCCCCGTCCACCGGACACGCCAGCGCAATAAATGAAGATGATTACCCGTATTAAATATAACGAAATATGACCGAGGAATTACAAAAGTTGCTCTGTACGCTCGAAATTGTCAAAACCAACGTCAAAGGGCGCCACTGGACACTGAAAGGAGAGAAATTCCGCTCGTGGCATTTGCAGTTCGATCAAATATACGATGTTTTGAAAGAGGCAAGCGATACGGTCGGGGAATTGATTGTACAGGCTGGGGATGTCCCCTTTCATGCGCCCTCACAGTTTCTGCGGCATTCGATGTGCGAGGAGCAGTTAAGCGTTGTGGACTGGCGGAATATGGTAGCGGACACGGACCGTGAACTGAGTGAGATCATCCGATTCATCAACGACACCGTGCGGGCCGGTATTTATGATCCCTCCGTAGAGAACGATTTAACGGCAATTTCTTCGAAACTGAAACACGAGCGGATGTTCTGCTCGCAAACATTGGAATAGACTATGAAACGACTTGCTTTTTCCCTTTTTGCCGTATTTGCGGCCACAGCGCTTTGCTGCGCTCAAAATCCGAATGAGACGCGCGTTGTCAAAGACGCTTCCGGACGCGTGAAGTACACCGTCCACAAAACAGGGGATCGGGAAATAATCAAGGATTCGAAGGGAAAGGTCGCAGGCACGACACGCGAAACGAAAGACCGCAAATATTACTACAATTCAAATGGCTCGTCGGCAGGTACAGAAACCAAACGGGAACCGACAAGCAGACAACGGGAAAGACATAATACAGCAAGTTCTAAATCGAACGACCGGAAGTGATTGGGTTCGGGAGTACCGCTTCCATCCCAAAAGGTTGTGGCGATTCGACTATGCGTGTCCGCAGCATAAGGTTGCAGTGGAGATCGAAGGCAATATCTTCGCTTTCGGGCGTCATAACAGACCTCTGGGAATGGTCAAAGACATGGAGAAGTATAATTCGGCTACATCATTGGGCTGGAGTGTCCTGCGGTTTACGCCTCCGACAACCAGAGAGGAGTTGTCGCGCTTCGGAACCACAGACTGTATGGATTTAATCGCAGATGTGCTGAAACAAAAAGAGGGGTATTAAACCCCTCTTTTTTTCATACCCCAATAATCGTATCGTGCATTTCTATACCGGGAGTATTGGACGTTATAGGTGGTTTTGCAAAATGAAATAAGGCCTTGGCAATTCCATCCGAACCTATTTGGACTTTGAACAAATAATTGGAGGCGGATGTAAATATCGATGACATATAACCCTGCGGATAATTACGCTGAATCATTGCAAGAAACTCCGTCGCTCCCGGACCTACTATAGACCCAAGCACCATAGAAGCATTATTTGTTGGGGCAATAGCTGTGGGGTTGGAATATTTTATATGCCAAATATTACTGTGAGATTCCTTATATACGATTAATTTGCCGCTAAGGAACGTATATGATGAGAAAGACGGGGCTGCATTGGATATTCGACTAACGACATCTGACCCTAATTTTTTGTATGCAACTGATTTGTCTGCAATATTATCAGTTGCTACCGCTCCATCCTGAAGCTGGGAGGTACCGATGCTATTTGCTGCCATACTCCTATTCTGGATCGTACTGTCCGCAATATTATCTCCTTTTACGACCTTATTGCCCAGCATCGTATTCGTGATGAAGCCCGCCGGTATGGTGAGGCCCTCGGATGTCGGGGTGAAAGTTTTCCAGATGGCAATGTTGGCAGCGGTAAAAGCTCCCACAGTGGTGCCGGATGCGCCCGCACTGGCAGATACGGTGAGTTCGCAAGCGGTATAGGCATAAAAATCCGTCCCTTCTTTCGTCGTTCGAAGCGTTGTATTTGTCTTTGTTGCGATGAGATAACCCCCAAGTGTCAGGTTGTTATCAGTGCGGAACCCGTATATGTCACCCCTGTAATAGATATATCCGGGCGTTACCTGATTACTGCCAACCGTATCGAATCCAGACAGAATGGCAATGTCTCGCACCACACTGTTAGAAGATGCGTTGTAGGAATTATGCCGGGTTGCTATGACCCCCAAATCCCGAATCAAAGATGCAAACTTTGTAAGGTCAGAAATATATACGGGATTACCCCCGGAAGGTGCAGATGTCAAATATTCAAAAACAGCCATATTATACTATTTTTAGTTTCACTTTGATGCCATACAGTAACATAGCGTTCAAATCGGCTATGAAATCATCATAATCATTGCTATCTGCCAGTTCTTTGGGAATAACAACAGTTGTGGAGTTGCCAAACAAAGACCCCTCCGTATAAAAATAAGTCGGGGTATTGGCGCCCCCGGAAGAATACATATATACAGGAACAGCACCCTCCTCTCCGGCAGTATAAAAATAGACCATATTTGCACTATTAACCTGGATGCTTATTTGTCCGTACTGCCCGTAATATTTATTCAGTATAGCCAAAACTTGTGCCAGTCCATATTGACAAGCTGCTATCGCGTATGATTTGCGGCGGCTTCTGTCCCAGCTTTCCAAAACAGGTGATAGAGGGAATAATAAACTTAACACGAAGCGGTACAAGGTATTCAGACGTGGCGGTTGATAAACTTTACTTCCGTCCGTAAGCTGAATGTCGTAGAGATACATGGAAACACCTTTGCCGACATACATGTATATCTTCTGCACCACACGCGAAGCATTGATGGTGTGGACCACTTCATATACTCCTTCCGTTCCCGCCGGAGGAGCGGAAAGTATTTCTGTGGTGCCGTCTTCATACCTGACTCTGAACGTCATTTCGGCCCCCTGCTTGATCCGGGCTTTGAAGACGTACGGAGTATTCGGCTTGTATTTTATCTGGCCGCCGAAACAGTCGGGGACCGTCGGAACCTGGGAGGCGTTAGTTGCGGCAAGCCCGGCCTGCAGAAGTTTGCCCCAATTGACATACAAATATGTTCCGTCCGCGTCCGCCCCCGAAGTTACGACATCCGTAACGCCCTCTTTCGCGCTATTCCACGCCCAGATATATTCTCGGGAAACCAGATTGACAGTTTCCATACCTCCGGAAGTAAGGGCATAATTAGGCCGTAAAAGTTGATATGCAAGCTTCGGTATGTCTATGACTCGTAACATCACACTGCAGATATATAGATGTCGTTTTTTCCCGTTGGCTCTACCGGATTAACACTTTGCATCTCCACCAATTCACGGGCAAAGTTGAAATATCCAGCTGGAATGGTTATCTGCCCATTGACAGGAGTAATCGGCTCTTTCTCACTTGAATCCGTAACGGATATATTATTGAAATAAGCGTCACGAATCCCCGGAGCACTTTTTATTACAGATTCTATATCGTTCACATACAGGGGGTCATCTCCCCGCAGAGCAGCCTGAAAAGAGAGCAGCACCTCTCCAATCTGTTGCCAGATCACAGACAGGGAATATTCTTTGGAATAACGAATATAGAGGGATGTACAGTTCAGAATTGCCGGAGCCACACTGGTAATCTGCATCTGAAACCCCAATGGGAGAAAGTTGTTCATATAATCCGAAAAAGACTGTAACTCGCCTGCAAGCAACGGCGTAATATAACCGTCATTGTCGATCTTCGCTACCTTCATGACAATCAAGCCATTGTCCGTGGACGAGATGGCCAACTGTTTGATGATCTGCTGATCCGGATTTATTGTCGCATATCCATATCGATATGTTTGGGAATCGACGATGGTCAGGGCCGCCCCATATTGGAAGGCAAGAGCCGTATCGATATAATATTGACGTCCCATTACCTTTAAGGAACGGGCGGACGACTCGACCGTTTGTTCTGAATTACTGATCTCCAACCTGATAATATTTAATACCGACGCAACCGTTGATATAATTCGATTCACAATGGACGAGGAGCTCGTATTATTCAGGTTCGGCACCAGTATTTTAATATTCGTGCGTATATCGTCGTAAAAACTCATCGGTCACTAACAGTTAATATTTGATTATCTTGTGTTTGGAAATAGCTCCCTTCCGCCCTAATAAAATTAGGGGCCAAAGCCGAGGATATTTCGTCAAATAACGCATTGAGATCAGCATCAGGAATCGAAACACTGTTTAGCGGGTGTTCCTCCATTACCTCCGTTGCGGCATTGTTACGAACGATGTCCGATACGGTCAGCCGCTGCCCGGCATACAGCGTAGGTGTATAGCTGTACAAGCCGTTAAGGTCCAGATTCTCATCCAACGCATACAGGGAGCCGTTCGCATTGATACATACGTCGTAAATCGTTTCTCCGCCTTTAACCACGTAATCCATTCCTATTCTCCTGCATATTTGGCCCCTATTTGGAAATCGTACAGCCCGTCGCTATTTCGGGAATACAAGATGGAAATCTGGGATGCGCCATCTTCCCTGATCTGCGATTTGGCCCGGGTGACAATGCGCTGTATATCCCCATCGGTGATATTATAAGCCCTTTCTTCCATCGCTGTTCCGTATTGGGGCTGAAATATGTTTACGCAGGCTTTGATGAAAAGCAGTTGGGCGTTCTGCTGACTACACGTCGAAGCGACAGCAAAATCCCCTCCGTCGTCACTCTGCACTACGGCAACGTCATTCCTGACAAAATCCCATCGAATATCCTGCATACGCTACAAATATAGGTTTACCTTACGAAGCCGATACATAAGTCTGCCCCGCCTGCGATATTTTAACTATCACCGTCCCGGAAGCCGGATTCCCGCCGGAAGTTCCGGAAACGGTGATTTGAACCTTGTCCCCCTCCAGCACCGCAGGCTGCCCGTCAATCTTTACTTCCTGCGCCGAACCTGTTATCTCTCCTGTTCCCGTGCCGTTCCCATCCGTTACGGCCGTGGCATTCGTGACAGTGATTGTCAGCGAACCCCGGTAACAGGCTTTACCATCCGCCTTCGTCGTCGTGCTCGGAGAAGTAGCAATCTGCGCCGTCGCCGCCGGGGTACACTCCAGCGTACACCCTTGAACAGCAATATACTTTCCCATCAGGTTATCGTTAAATGGCCGTTGTTTATATTCACTTCAGAGCCAGATATAATCACACTATTCGATCCTTGTTGCAGAGTTAGCTGGCTATCTGCCACTCCGATTCGTGTCTGTAATTGACCGTTCCGAAACAAAGATAGATTAGCCGCAATCCGATTAAGATTGAATCTGGTATAGTTGTTCTCATCTTGGGCACGGAATACTGTGACAGATTCGGTATTTGCCACTATGTAATCGACGGCCGGATCGCTGTCGAAGTCGAATTGTAGGCGTAATTCTTCTACCTCCGTCATCGCCACGACAAATGACAGTTCCGGCCGGTCTTCGACAAAACCCACGATAACGACCGATCCGACTTTGGGGTATAATAGAGCGTTAGCATTACCGCCCTGTATGGGCGCGAGGCTTATGTCCGGTAAAGTAACCTCGCTGTCGATGCTAACGCTCATAGTGTTCGTTTCCGTGTCCACTTCTTTGACCGTGCCATACACAAAAGCCACAGTCTTACTTCTGCCTATCAGGTTACGCAAATCGCGCCCCAATGAAGCCATCATCCTGTTGAATTTCTCCTGTCCCATATCACTATTGTCCCGTAAATACGAGGGTTTTATCAGTTACTGTCAGCACCTGGTGAAATCCGTTTTCATCGCACCGGTAAGAGTGCCCTATCACATAATATCCCCCCGACAGATCATCGAAGAGGGTATCTTTGTATTGTACATAGTCGAAAAGCCGAACCGTCGGATATAGCATCGTCGTAATGGTACCCTTGTTGCTGTTGGTACGCAGGCCCGACAATGCGGCATCTCCTACTTGCTTGGCGATCTCCCCGTCCCGGCATTTGATATACGGCAGCGACACCACCTCTCCGTTATCCGCTCCCGTTTCGTATTCGTAGAGCTTCCCGCCGCTGATGTATTTAACCACCACGCGATACTTGTCGAAAAAGCCGTTATTGATGCTGATGTCCCGATCTATGACATTGACCGAAGTATCGAGCTGCACCGTTTCTTTGGCGTTCTCCGTAATACCTACACCGCAATACAGCCTGCCGTCGGTATCTACACGAGAGTAGAGATTATACATCCCCATAACTCGCTCCAGTGCGAAAAACGGCGATATGCCTTTCCAAGTAGAAAGAACGAAGCTGCCTTCCATAGACTTGTCATCGACGGTAAGCCGGTTCCAGTCATCCGCCAGCTTCATGCTGTCCCGGTACTCCTGAAATTTAGGGTTGGCGACCTCGATGATTTCCTGCATCATTGTCTTTACGGCGGTTTCCTGCGTCCAGCTTTTGGCGATTGTACCAAAACGCAGGACAAAAGCGCCGTCTTCGCACTGTATCTGCGTCGGAAAACCGCATACTACATTTTTCACGAAGCCGTCGAAAGCGACGATCTCCGGCATTTCGTAGCCGTTGAATCCACAGATGTAACGCAGTTTTACAACTACGTGCGCTCCCATTATAATTTGGGCATCCTGTTGGTCTATACGGATGTATGATTTGACGTTTTTACCGATCGCATCCCCCGATGACTTCTCTTTGAGAATCGTATAAAACGGCATACGGATATTGGCGGTACCGAATATGTTGTCCCGCGAATCCTCCGTAGTGAACGAAGTAAAGGGCCCTATGGAGCGCCCTTCGATGAAAACTTCATTCTTGCAGATAAAGTAATTGCCGACAATCTTGCCGCTCATAACTTATACGTTGGTTTTAGCCGTCGGTGGTTCCGCCTGCGCTCCGTCGCTGTTTTCGACATACAACAGGGCGTAATCCGTATTCACCTCCAACAGATCGAGGCTTACCTCCCACACCGTGGAACCTCGCTCCGGGGTGACGGAATAACTCTCCAATACGACATTGAAGATATTAAACTTGTCATTGAGAATCGGGTTCTCAATTTCAAATACCCGATCTTCAGCCTTGATCTGCCGGAATAATTCAGCCAACTCTGCGGCAATACCATACCCTATTTCCTTATTGATGACAACATCCGACGATAGCTTATAAGGATTCAGCAAATCGACAGAGTTCGGTTTGGATTCCAGCTTGAACGAAATATTAACGCTTGTCGGTTCGTTGGCAATCCGTTCGAAAATCGTAGGTCCATCGACAAGCTGCGAACGGCTTATCAGCTTACTCCCCTGTATGGAAATATCGAATCCGACAGGCATCAGATACTCGTCGAAAGCGATATAATAATCAGTTGTCGGTTCCGTCCGATCTAATTCTTCGGATGTAAAAATAGGCCTATTGAGTGTCGAGCGGTCGAAGCGCGATTTGGCAACCTGATTTCGCAGCTCTTCCGGTGTCGGCTTTCCGGTTCTCTGACTTCCTCCATTGGTAAATACCTGCCGCCATACTCCCGTTTCGGCAAGGACGAGTTTCGCAGCAGACAGCCCGCTGTTAATGGCATCGGCAACAGGCCCCGTAATGCCGCCGATAGCTCTCCCCGGTGTGGAAACGACCTCTTTCGCTGAATTTATAACGCGGTCGATCTTACTCTCGGTACTGGTTTCGTTTGCTATCTTTGCCATATTACGTTACACTGGTTGCGTTGTTCAATGCGATCGTCAATCCCCGCACTACTACCTCCTCGATCTTGGGTTCCAACTTGCGACCCAACTCGTCGATGTTCTCTACCGAGGCGATGTTTATATCCATATCGACAATCTCCTTGTTGAAGTTGATGAAAATCGATTTGGAACCTTTGGACAGGTCGGATAGCTGCTGTGCATCGGCATCTGCGGCTCCGCCGAAAAGAGCGGCTAACTGTTGGCCTGTTATTTGGTCGTTCAATATATCAGATAATACTTTCAATCCCTCTTTAGATAGAGTTGGAGCATATGCTATCGGGTCGTCTTTATCCAATGCCAATCCTTTATATTGGGGAAGAAAATCAGGAATAAGATTTGCCCACCATTTTAGACCATAAGCAGTTGGTTTAAAGGTAAAATTACTTAAATTAGAAGTAAAATTCTTGCGAAAATCATCAGATAATAACAACTCAAGGGCTTTGGTTTCGTCGAAATCTTTACCCATTATTTTAGCAGACAGAGCGAACCTTTTTACAATATTTTTGATTTCATCATTATAAGCCTTCGCTGTCGCTGTCTTATTAGCCCAGTTTGTGTCCTCATCTGCTGCATCACTTGTAGAAATTCCCCATTCACGAAATACTGACCCCGTTTTGGGATTAAATTTCCAAGTTTTATATATGCCTAATGTCAAAAACTCAACGGTAGCCCCGATTCCCTTTGCAATATACCCTATGGCGTTTGCAAACTTATCCAGCTCCTTAATGAACGAATCCAATTTTACCCCGACCGCATCGACGTCGATATTGCTTACCCAGCTCACGATCTTATCGCCCAGCCAGCTATACAGTTTCTCGTTGGCTTGGGCAATCTTGTCCCAGTAGGGCGAAAGGTCGTCGGCAATACGCATCCAGAAGTTTTCTTTGGCCAGCGCGATCTGTCCCCGGGCCTTCATTACCGGATGCGATTCGACAAGCTCGTTAAACTCATCCAGCACCGAGCGCAGGTTGCTTTTGTTCTTGAGCCAGTCGCGGTAATCGCCCTGAACACCCCGCTCCTCCATCATATTCATCGCCAGCTTGCCGATGAACGGAGCCTGCCCGACCAACTCCCGGATGTCCCGAATACTCGGCACGGCCTGCCCTAACAACTGTTGCAAATTGACGTTCACGCGCTCGAAGCTCAAACCGCCCACGTGAGCGATCTTGCCGACAACTTCCGCCAGGTGCGACGCCTCCTCCGGGGTCAGCTTCTTACCGTCCACGTTCAAGCCCGTAAACATATTCATCGCATTCAGCATCCCGACACGGCTGAAACCATATTCGGCCGCTAACTGCGTCGCACGGTTCAGCGTCGCCTGGTAGTTGCCGCCCAAACCTTTCTCCGCCATCCGCATCTGCATAAGATTGGAGGCCGCCTCCGCCATATTGTTCGAGTTCAACATCCGGGTGCCGACCAGAAGAGGCAACCCGGAGGACACCAGGCGCCAGGCGTGCACGCCCATCCATATTTTAGCGGCCCCTATAGCTACTTGACCGAACGCACCGAGGGCCGGGATAGCTTTTCCCGCAGCTCCCGCTAAAGAAGTAAAGACTTTCCCCAGATTAACGGCATTATACCGCAAGCCGGAGAAAGAGGAAACATTGTTGAAGAAGCTGTCCTGAAAGGTCTTGACCCGCTTTTGGAACACGCGCAGCCCGTTCTGCCATCCCGCCTGCGAGAAGCGCCACTGTCCGAATTGGCGCAGGTGCCAGCGAGCGCCGATGTTGAGCCGCTCCTCCAGATTGCGCTGTTTCCACTTTCGCGCCGAGCGAGCAATAATATCCTCTTCCGGAAGTTTTGGCCGCCGGTAGCCTCCCCCGGCGGTTCTTACGTAGATGTCCTTTGCCGCTTTCTTGAGCGTTCCGAGCTTGGCAATCGTAGCGTCCAACTGCGAATCATCGACCCGCAGCTGGAGCTGAATGCTATATACCATATTACCTGCCATCAGTTTCTCTTAAAAGGTGCAAAAAGGATTGAATCGATGATTACCAGAGCCGCAGTATAATACTTGTCGATGTCATAGGCCGACATCTTATCTTCCAGTCCCATAATCGGTTCATGGAAGATATAGGACACGATCATTTTCTTGTACAAAAATGGATCGTCCTCGGCAATGTATTCTTTTAGTTTGGTAGTTATACCATCGGATTTGAGGACGGCTCCGTTTCTAACAGTCCCCAAGTAGATAAAAAACGGTTGATGTCCTCCTGCACATCCTCATTGTTGAACAATGATATGCATGCTACCAAGTCGTTCTGAAGGTCTTTAACGACCTTTTCGTCGTCGATGGTCATCTTGACGAAACGACAGGCAAGATCGGCCGTTTCGTCGAGGTCACGGCCAGTCTGAATAAGCGACAAGCCAAACTTGGTATGTTCGACGCTCGTTCTGGAAAGACGGCAGACATTGACCGTTGCGGAGGTTTCGATCTCGACAAGACCGCCCTTGCCGTCCGCACCCCGTTTGAAATAGGTGACTTTTACGGGATAGGTAGTGATAGGATTTGTTCTGGACATAATTTAATACATTTTTAGTTGTTAATAAAGGGGCGGCACAACCGTCCGCCCCGATGATTTTTCAGACCAGCGGAACGATGTTGCGCTGCACGCCTGTACCTCGCAGGGACAAGGAGCCGGTCGTTTCGACATCATTGCGGTTCACGCTGCCGCCCTGCTCCTGCACCATCGCATTGAGAAGCGTATAGACAACGGTGCGAGGCGTCGCCAATCCTTTCATCGCATAGCTCCACGAGATGCTGAAAGGTGCAAGCTGATGCATGGCCGCGATCTGCTCCGTTACGGGCAGCGTAGCGTTAATCGCATCGATAAGGGTCTGCTGCTCGCCCTCCTGAAGCGAAAGGTTGGCGGTATAAGTAGCATTCGCTTTCTTGATACCAATGGGATCTACGGAACCGATGGCGAATATCTCCTGAATATTCTGACTGAACGTATAGGACAGCTCAGTGCCGGTATCGATAGACAGGCAGGTGCCGTTCGAGAGCGTGAGGTACATCTGCACCTCACTGCTCGCTACGATTATATCCTGATGATTCATGTTCTGTACTACTCTAAAGATGTTACGAAGAAAGTGGTGATAAACGCCTCCCGCAGCGTGGCATTGGGCAGGATGCGGATCGTGATTGCAAAGGCCCGACTTTTCACGAAGTTACCGTCTTTGGCCTCCAAAGTAACCTCTATCTCGCTCGCATCTCCGCGCGACAAACGCGGCTGAATATAGTTGCTGCGGAATGTAGCCAGGATCGCCGACTTGTACCCGGCATCGATGTCACCTGAAGCTGTAACCGGAACCTGGGTATTGATGAGCTGCTGGAAATAGTACTCCGCATCGTCGCATACTCCATTTGCGACGCGCACGAACTCAATCGCCGACAGAGCGTTGGTCGATTTGTTGAGCGTCGCACCGTCATTGTAGTAAACACCGCTGTTGCCGGGACGGGTGCGGGTGAAAAGGTACTGCTTGGCTCCGATGGCGTCGATAATACTCCGAGATACGACAGCGACATTGGTCGCTGCATTCGCTGTCGTGGCATTGACGAAATAATCAACCGGGCTTACGCTTCCCAAAGTCATCTGACCGATGGACTGCGCCGGATTGATCCCGGCAAGAATACCGAGAGCGCGGCCTACGTCGGCGGTGTATGTCGGATCGGGAGTTGTCAGAGCCAGTGCAACGCCATAGGCATTGTACGTATCGCCGCTGGGCAAATTGTTAATGTCCTGCCCGATACGTCCGGCATCCAGTACTGCCACCATACGATAACTTTCCGCGAACATATCCTGGATCAAGCCTTGTACATTCTGGATTGCTCCCTGACTTTTCGTCAAATCCTCCGCAAGACCGGAAGCCGGAACTGTGGTATTGCTGGGATATACGAACCCGATAAGGCGCGGTCTGTTATCCCACAGCGTAGCGGTGGTTTGTCGGATTGCCTGTTTAATACCGGGCATTTGTATTGCTGAAATACCTTTTTCCTTCGAATAATCATAGCCTGTCAGCCACAATTTAGACCCGCTCCCTGCCTTCGAGTAAAACTCCGAAACCTGGAATTTGGCTCCAGCGTCCAAAGTGGAATAATCCTTCAGCTCCTGCGCTTCTTCCAAAGAAGCAACCAGGACGGAGGTGTCTATAAGAGGAGAGGCCGAAGATACGGGAAGCACCAGCATCGCCACCCCTTCATTAGATGAAGAAGTGCCGATCGCGGTATCCTGCAATTTGACGGTTACACCTGTTCTTGCCATAATATCGAATTTTACTGTTATACTTTAGATGCCGGTTTACGCCCCGGTTTAGCGCCTTCTTGTCCGGAATTGCGCCGACGGGCAAGTTCGGCCCGCGCCTCTTCCAGCGTCATAGAAGGAACTTCGGCTTTTTGCTTCTCAGAATCCGGGGAGGCATTGCGTGCGCTCATGGACTTGGCGAACTGCGCGTCAAACATCTTGTCGAGTTCTTCACAAGTCAAAGGCTCCTTTCCTTTCTCTATTGAGCACCACCGAACCTGCTTATGGACCCGAAGGGCGTCGGTCATACGGGATTCTGCCTGCCACTGCTGACGATACATATTCCCATCATCCGTAATGAAGACCTTTCCGAATTTCGCCGTAACGATCAGAAGGTTTTCAAAAAACTCGTCTTTATAGTTTACCATAGTGAATAATTTGTCAGATTGGTAGTAACGCTGCCCGACCACTTTCAATAGGCCGGGCAACGTGGAAACTTAACCTCTCGAAGAAGCCGTATATTTAGCCGGTACGATGTTCACGATACCTTTGCCGCCCTTACGAGCGCTACCGGCACCGAAACGCATATCCATCGAGAACTTCCAGCCATACGAGTTCGGATCGGCAACGACATGTACGTTCGTGTTGCCCATCGCCAGAATAACCTGCGAGGGGATGAAGCTAATAGCCAATCCGTATGCAGTATTGACCAGTACCGGCGCGGTATATTCCGGAATGGTACCGTTCGCATGAACCTTGCCGTCGCAGTAAAGTTCAGGATCGACAACCTTCGATATCGCCGTGTCGTAGGCCGAAGTTGTCGAACGCGACATGAAGTTGAAGGCAGAGTACTTGCCCAACATCGGACGCATCTCACCGGCAGTTTTGGTCAGCAGGCTCGTGAGGTACGGATTCGAAAGAAGCTGCTCCATGTAGGCGGCATCCATCACACAGTCGATGTCACCATCCTTGATGTCGTAGTTCCAGTTCACGAACTTCGTCTGCGCCTTGATAAGGTCGTTGGGCGATAGCTCCAGCAGGTCACCTGCCGCCTGCGAGTTCACGGGGAAAGCATCGGCTGCGGCGAAATGCTTGACGGTGCCGTCAGCGGCGACACCCGACATCGGGACACTTGCACCAGCACTTTCTGCGATCTTCTGGAGGGCGTAGTTGTGGATGGCGTTCACCATGAAGCGCACGGCTTCGCTCTGCCCCCACGAACGATCGTCGTAAGCGAGGATATCGGTATTCGCCGCCTGCCAGAGAATAGGCTGAAGGGAGAAAACCTTGGTGACAAGCCCAATGGGGTCGTCATCATAGAGGTAGTCAGCCGCATTCTGCGGAGCACGGTCGCCGTAGTAGATTTTCGGACTGATCGCCGATTCTACCCAGATGATACCCTGCTTGTCCGAACCGCTGGTGCGGGCGCAACGAGCCGCCCAGGTGTTGGCCGGAAGCAACTGTTGGTAGAAGAGCGAAAGCCATTCGACGACGGCCAGGTCCGGGGATGTCGTGACGAAATTCGAGGAGTTGGCGCCGGAGGCCAGCTTTACGGCAGTGCGTTCCGCGATCGTCGAGAGTTTTTCGTATCGGCCTTCGCCATTACGCACATTGATATTGCCCATGAAACCCTTGAAGCCTTCATCTGAGCTTACGATAGCTGCAAGCTCCCGGGCGGCTTCCACTTTCGATGCGTGCTCCGGACGGCAAACGTCCGTAGGCGCGACAGTAAGCAGCCGTGCCGCAGCGTTGAATTTCGTCTTGCCTTCAGTTGTGGCAAGGAATTGATGGAGTGTTTTGTTCGTTTCCATACTTGCTTTCAGGTTGATTTTGTGGGGATCGATGATTTGTGCCTTGCCCGCCTCACTCGTCGCCTCCTTATGCTGCACACCCGCCTCCGCAGCTGATGCCAGGGTCGTGGGTTTAGGCTCGGGTTCCGGCGCTTTCTGCGGTTCAGGCTGCTTCTCGGCCTCTTTTCCGGCCGCTCCGAAAAACGACTTCAACTTGGTTACGATCTTCTCGGCGATACTCTCTGTATCTTCCGCATTAAGCGTTCGAAGCTCTGCCTCGTTTTCTGCCGCAGGGACAGGCTCCGCAGCGGACAGAGTAGTCGCCTCCTTTGCGGGGTCCTCCTTCCGGATCGTCCCGTCTTTAGGGTCTTCTTGCGTCATGTTGCTTTTGTATTTATTGATAAGTAAATGATCTTTAGCCGACAAGGTTGTTATGCGTTCCGTCTGGCTGGGCGCGAACTCCGCAGCGAGCATAACCTTTTCGCCCTTGAAATCCGAAACCGCATCGGAATTGGACTGGAGAGAGCATAGCGACACTTCATATACAAGGAAGTAAGTCGCATATTTAACTCCCGTGGATTCGTCTTCTATCTCCCGGCTGACCCCTCCGATGGAAACAGCCCTGTAAAATCCGTTTTCGTACAGGTATTTCGCCGTTTTACCCCGCTCCGTCCCCTCGGCAAATTTCAAAGTACCGATCCAGTCGTTGCCTTCCCGGTGAATATTTACGACATTTCCGATAGGTTGGCTATCCCAATCGTGATTCTCCAACAGCACCGGATTCTTTTCATAACGCGACCAGTCGATACCGTCGGACAAAACGACCATATTATGATCGTTGATCGTTTCGTTACTCAATACCTGCCTTAACTCTGCCATACAAAATGCGTAATTTCCTGCCCAAATATAGGTTTACCTTTGATTGCTAAATAAACCTCCCGCAACGGAAAAAATATTTTTCCGACATACCAGCACAAGAACAGCCAAGACGATCCAAAATCCCTTCATCTGCGTCTGCTGCCACCACGTCAATTTACGTTCAACCTCGACGATATCCGTATTCACCCGATCGCGGTAAATCATACTGTCCCGATATATCACCTCTTTCTCTGTTGGTATGGGCTTTTTCTGCGGCTTATTTGCCAGCGAGTGGAACAACGCCCCGTCGGGAGTTATTCGAGCGTCGGAAACGGCGTATGACGTTTCCAAATGGCTCGTTGTATCTCGGACTGTCTGACGCTCACTTTCAATCGGAACCTTGACAAACACCGTGTCCGGGATATACTCGGTACGAACGACGGTTTCGACCCGCACACTGTCCTGCGTCGAGGTCGTCAAATGACGACAGGGACAACAAGCGACAGCGAGCACCGTCACGATTCCGCAGAGTATGACCTGCCGCAGCTTCATCGGGTCATCGGAATATAGATCGTCTCTCCGGCCGGTCTGGACAACAGTTGTTTCCGCTGCCTCCCATCTTGATTCTTATACCCGATATGCACCCAGCGAGGCACTCCGGCGGCATCCTCGTTTTCCGAAATCATCTGATCGAACCGCTTGCCCCGAAGCCATTCCCGGCAGAACGACTTGAACTCCCGGAGCCGTCCGTTGTTAGGCACCAGATCGACGGCCCAGCCGACGCAATGCGCCGAGGTCGCCGAACCGCCGACGGCCTTGTTCAGTCGATAACCTCTATATCCGGACGAAACGGTCAGGGCCGGAGTTCCCCAATGTTCGTTCGCACACAACACGGCCCACGCCTCCCGCAGCGGATCGATCAGGCGGTCGATCATCTCTTCAAGGTTGCGGCGATGTTCTTCCGTCGGCGCATTGTCCAAATTCATCTTTCGGGCCGTTGCCGAATAAGTGAGTTCCTGCAAGGTAAAATGTTTCATTTCGACTGCTGTTTTTTGGATTCTTCCCGCGTACGGTCGAGCGTGCGGAGCAATTCGATAATATCTTTGGGGTCTTTGGCGTGCGCCAATTCAGCCACGATGTCGCCGATCTTCGCTGCCGACGACCGAGCCGCCCGGAGATTCTCCCGCACGCTCCACGCCTCGATACACACGGCGATCACGGCTGACACGGCCGACGCATAGGGCATCGACCAAATCCCGAACAACAGTCCCAATACATCGACGCACATGAACAACGCCGTCACCTTGCCGTAGTCCCCAAATTTGGTAAAGGTGCGGCGAAGCCCGTGAGAATCGATCGGCAGCTTCAATGCCCGCGCCTTGCGAATCCCGGCCCGCATATCGACCATTACGGCGATAAACATAACAATCCAGATGATAATTTCCGCCAGTGCAGCCCGGCGGACCGTCAGTATATCCACGCCGAAAATATCGGCAACCCCGTCAAACATCACAACCACGATTATCCCTCCCAAAAGGTATATTTCTCTTGCATGCGGGCTATATATTCATCCCGCTCCCCGGCCGTGGCATCGCGCCACGTCCCGGATTTCTCCCCGGGGAGTTTTACTCGCCGGGTGAGGTAAAGCCGCTCTTCGTCCGACACCTCGGCGGCCTGGGTGATGTAACCGCCCTCATCGGCGATCTGCTCCGTAAAAGTTGTTTTCTGCTCCTTCATAGCAAATTTTAGTTTATGCCGTAGCGAATGAAATCTGTTTGCCCTGGGCCGCCGTATTGACCGCATACCAGTCTGCTTGCTGCGGGTCGGTCAGCTTGGCATATACGTCCGCATGGACCGTGACCGTGATGGCCGATGTATTGGTCGCATTCTCCACCAGATACTGAAAAGATTCGAGCGTAAGCAGCGGGCTGTCCTTCAGATTGACATTATATCGTAATTGTTTGATTCTTATCTCCTGTAGGGATTTACACCCTGTAAGTGCCGCATTGTTATTCTTGTTTTCGAATGTCATACCCCCGACAATCGTGACCAACTGCATACATTCGAAAAATAGATAAGTACAATCTGAAAACCGCACAAACGTCGATGCCGGACATAGGTATATAGTCTTGAAGTTGCTCCCCGTGAAAGTCGAGCGGGCCGTTACGTTAATTTCACCTGTAAACTGGTTCGGAGCCTTCCGAGGCGGAAGATTCACCGGAATATCAACACTGTAAAGCGCCGAATCCCAGTTCGAATTATTCAATACATTGTGTGACAGACTGTATATTTTGGTCATCACACTGTTGGAAATACCCGTCACGGAACCTACCGTCCAGCTCTTGCTCGATGTATCCCACACCGCACCGGCCGCCACGAACAGATCGTGCAGAGGGCTGCCGGAAGGAGTGGACGGCACCCTTTCGGAAAGTTTAGCGTCGATCTCGGGACCGGTAAAAATACTTTTATATACTGTTGCCATATAATTTACTCTATTTCCGTTACGCGATCGTTCCTGTCATCCGTTTTGTCCGTAATCGTCACTCCCAGTAATTCTTCTGAAGGGTGCAAATCGTCGTATGTCGCATAATCCACGATTCGGGTTTCATACTGCAACTCTACGACTGATACGCTGGTGCCGATCTCCCGATCGAAAGCCTGGGTCGTATAGGTCCGAAAGCCCTGATAAAGAGGATAAAAATTATATTTTCGGATCAGCTCGCCAAAGTCCTCTCCCTGTTTCGACTTTTCGATATAACTGCGGACCTGCATAGCCAGGTTGAGCGTCTTTCGTTGCTGTTCGTTGAACGAAGCCGCCGTCTGATCGTTGAAATTGGCGATTATGGAGAAAGAAATCGCCACTTTATCCATGATAAGACCGCCGATATGCACATCCGCCCGGGGGCTGTTGTTCACACTCACGGCAACGCACGGAAGAACCGTATTGATGATTCCCCTTCCGTCGTCCGTTACCGCTCTGACAGCGATTTTCTCCTTCGCAACTACGGGAGCTTTGCGTAAGGACTTAACAAAAGCGTCTATAATATCTCCGAGCATACTCAATGACTATCTACTGCGGACAAATATAGGTTTACCTTACAAATCGCGTCTGTGGTTGGTAAAAAAAGCATCTAACAGGCGGTCGAAACGCGCTTTCGTTGCAGAGCCTACACCCAGAAACTGCCTTTTTTTGACCGGACCGTCGTATTTCCACCGGCCCCGATGCACATCGCCCCGCTTTGCCGATCGGTAAGCAGTATGATGAGGAGGCATCCCGCCCTCGTTGTGCGCCCGGGCAAATGGAACGTCCGTCCCTACAAAAATATCGGCATCATTGCGTCCGATACGACGGGAAATCCACTTGAAACTCTTCTTCAGAAAGCCGTTGTAATCCAATTTGGGGTATCTGATGTTGCTTTCCCCGCCGAAAGCCGTACGATCCGGCCATTTACCGCCCGGAGAACCGGCGAAACGCTCCTCTTTGAAACTTTCGTGCGTCTGTTCCAGCATCTCCTGCCCGAGCTGTCGCGGAATATCCCGGACTACCGTCGTCCGAAACTGGCGAAGATTGCGGATGAGATCGTCTATATCCGGCATAATTACTCGTTTTTGTCGTCGGATTCCTTATTTTTACGTCCCTTTTTGAACATATCCGACACTTTAGAGGACAGGGAACTCACCCAGGAGGAATTATTAACCTTCGTATCTATGTCGTCGGCGCTCATCCCGATTTTGGCATATACCTCCGGCTTGAAACGCATACCCTGTTTGGCTGCGACGCTTCCGGCGCGTTCGAAGGTGTCGATGGAGATCGTCTCATTCGGAATCTCCACGAGTTCCGCCCCAAGAAAACGGTCATCCTTGAATATGCGGGCCAGCTTGGACAGCGTAGCGGGCATATTGAACATCGCCAGACAGCTTTCCGTATCGGCATCCAGAATGTCGTGATACATGTTCATATGGATTTGTGCCAGCTCTTCGGAATTGGTATTCTTCTCGGTAGCACCGAGCAGCGTGCCGCCGGTCACCAACTGCATGATCTCCGACCGGTATTCGCTGATATACTCCTTGAATACCCGGAAGGCATCCGCATACGACTGGGTGTTGATAGGATTGACTTCGACCTGATACAGACTTTTACCCCCGTTTGCATATTCGTTGCGGAAAGGCACGACGGGAATGGTCATCGGATCGAGTTCCTGGGCCAGCGATACGGCAATGTCCTTGGCATCCTCGTTGTTGGCCATATAACCGATTACAGTCAGAGGAAACGAATATCTTTTTGCCAGAGCGCCCCAGTTGTTGTACATATCCACGATCCCGATCATGGCACGAGAAATGGGTTGCAAAAGTCCCAGCCTGAAATCCTGGTCCGTCGTAGGCTCGAAATAGAAGAGGTTATCCCATTTGTCCGCAGTGACAATACTGTAATAATCGTAAGTCATATTCCGCAGCCCCCGGTTGAAAATATCGATGTTCCGCAGCGGAAAATCTACGATCTCCCAATCTTTGGTATCGATGCAGAAAACCCTCACTCCGTAAAACTTCGACAACAACAGTTCCCGCATGAATCCCTTGAACCAACGTGTGCCGGTGTATGTTTCCGTCATCGATTTGTCGATTTTACCGTTGATTTTGAAGGCAAAATCTTTCTTTTTCAACGGAGTAAGACGCTTTTCGATCTGGGATTGCAGAAACGGGCTGGACTGAATACACCACGAATAGAGCGTATCGAGATACACCAGATTACTGTAATTCAACGCATTATTTATGGCGTTACGCCAATATGACGGCGTGAACTCCGCATAGTAATTGTTGAACAGGTACTGGGATTTGACAGAACTATTCCCGACCACCTGCGGGACTGTAAACGGATTGATCGCCGGAGTATGAAATTTAGCCATATTATCCTCGATATTGTCTATTTATCGTAACCAGCACGCCTTTCGTGCCGTTTTCCTGCAATTTGGAGGCTCCGTTTTCCATCGAAACCTGCCCTCCCTTCAGCTCTTTCAGCGTAATGTTGGCCTGCTCGAAATTCGCTTTCAGCGGCTCGCTGATCTGGACGGAGGGAGCGCATACATTGTAAGCCGTGAATACCTTGAGAATCCAAAGCAACGTCTGATCTTTCTCCTCCTCGTCGGTAATGGACAACAGGTCTTTGATGTCGTAATAGTTGCCGATCTGTGCATACACGTTCGCCAATGCCGTATTGTAGGCATTCCGTACAATATCGGGGTATAACTCCTCAAACTCCTGCAGCTGAACCGGAGATACCCATTGCAGCAGCTCCGATTTTCGGAAATACATATCCGTAATATTGACCTGAACACCCGACACATAAGCCGCAAGGCCGGAAGAAGCGTCCGAAGTTCCCGCCACCATCAGAATTACGGTAGTGTAATCGTGCGTGAACTCGAAAGGAAGGGCTTGCGTCACGGCCGACACGTTTACAGGACGGTCGGCAATCTGCTCTATCCCCGAGCCATCAGAAGCGACAAGGAAAATGGAAACTTTGAAATCCCCGCCGTGCTGCGGGAATATGACCCGGCTCCCCTCCTCCAGTACCGCCGTTTCTATACGGCACGACAAACAGGCGGCATCCGGGGCTGAACTTACAGCACCCTCCTCCGAAACGGAGTATCTTTCATTTTGCCAGGCCGACGGGTCCGGCTTGAATATGACAGCCATATATTTTTAACTTAACATGCGTTTTTGGCAACCTCCGCGTCGTATCAGGTAAGTATGCCCGTAAGTCCCTTTCGTAACGACCATATCGCGCGACAACAGGGAAACCCCCTTGGCACAAGCATCCGGGATGTCGTCTTTCTTGAGTTTGTTGTTGTTCCGGGCGAAACGCAGGAACTGATCTATGGTAATTTCGCATACGCCGCTCTCCTTGACCAAAGGAGAGAAAATAAATTTGCCATTGCGGAACAGAGGTTCCAGCGTCGCCTCGATAAAAGTGAACTTATCCCCGGTATTGCGCGTGTCCCAATTCAAAGGACATACCCACCCCCGTTCTTGCTGGAACATCTCGAAAGTCGTCTCGAAATCCAGCGGCAACTGTTTTTTCTCCATCAGTATGCGGGGTGCAATCGGCGCTTCTCGGTAAAGCTCATAGATGTTTTCCAGCATCTGGCGGGTAGTACCTTGCACCGCCCGCACGTCGATAAGCCAGATTTTTCCCCGCGCCTGCCCCAACAACACCGAAGCTTTGTAGTCATTGACCTCCCGATCTTTGGCCGACGGGTCCGTATAAATGATACAATCCACAAATTCCGACGCAGGAGGCAATTCGCCCCAGTTGATCTTCTTGAATACCTCGCCTTCACCTTCATCGGCATACTCACCCTCCATGAAGCGCCTTTGCTGCATCAGACTCATAGTCGATAACGTACCCAGATAATCTTCGGAAATATGTTCCAGATTATCATCGACGCTGAAGTGCATTACAAGCGACTTTTTTACTAAATCCGCATCCAGCGGCTCACCATCGGCCCCCTTGTGCAGGAAAAATTGCTGGTAGGTCCAATGCAACTTCGTCGTGGGATTGAGGGCAAGCAACATGATATTGGAAACCGGGCTTCCCTCCTTTGTCCTTATCTTCTGCGCCATACGGGTTTTGAGAATGTCAATGGGCTTATGATCCACCTCCGAAACCTCGTCCACGAAAATATGTCCCCACTCCGTCGAAAGAATCTTGTCGAACCCCGAATCATCGTCCCGCGAAGAGCGGATAGATGCAAACTGAATATAAGCGTCATTGTAAAACCGAAGCAAGTTATCTTTCCCATTGTATTTGGCGAACGGCTTTCCTTGTACGGTGATCTTCTGGTAGGAGGAATACCCGTTATATCCGGCGATCGCATTCAATACCGCAGGCAGTGTTTGCAGGATCATACCCGACTGAAGCGACGTAAACGTATTGCGAACAATCAGATTATTGGCCCGGTAGGCTATGCACTGAACAATCATCCAATACAAAATCAGGAACGTCTTGCCCGAACGGGAGGCCCCATAAAACAAAACACTCGTATAATGCCCCGAATTAAGGGCATTGTACATCGCAACCTGTTTGGGGTTTAAGGGTATGTCAAGATTTAATCTTCGCACCTGAATCGTCCGCAGAACGCACTAAATGAATTTCTATGCCTTCAATGTCATTCTCGTCCCGGATTTCCCCGATCCTCTCATTCGTTTCACTCGCCAGCTTCAACATCGAAACCAGCGTCTTCATCGCCGTAAGTTTGGAGTTCAACACATCGACCGCTGATTTCGTCTTCGCATCACGCAACTGCCGACGAACCATCTCAACATCCTCCAAAAGCCCCAGCGATTCGAAAGACGCCTTGGCCCGGTCCGACATCTCCGGAACAACGACTTCCGAAAAATCATTTTCGACCTTGCGCTGCCGCGAGGGGTAATCCGCGATCAAATCCGCAACCGTACCTATTTTCGAATCCGAAGCCATCATTCGATATCCGTAAAATCAATGACACGATCAACTCCAGCGGAAAGATAAGCCACCAAAAAAGCGTATCTGTCAGCCGCCGCAGCGCCCCGACTGAAATCAGCCTTGAACAACTTGCCATCCCGCGTCTCAATGTCGATATGACCTGATCCATCATCCGACGAAACAACCAGGTATATACCCCGTATCTCATCCGCCGAAAACTGCAAACAGGAATCTTCTGTCCGTAGTAAAAACATAAATTCCGATTTTTATCCGAAGCAAATATAGGTTTACCTCTCAATACCCCGATTTTTTACCCCCGCGCGCAAATCGAGATCCCGTTTTCTGAAAACATTTTCCAAAAATTGCCAAAAAATGCCGGTCCGAAAATATAGCGAACATTAGATACGGCCGAGGGGGCGCCGGCTGTTTACCCCGGAATCCGGCAGAGGTACACGGACACACGAAGAACACCACACAACGACAAACGCCAGCAAAGGCCTGTTTTCTTTGATTTGGCGGCACTTCCTCTACACTGTGGTATAGTTTATCGCTCCGGTGTGCTTTGTACAAAATACGGGCTATTTGTGTGGGTTTCTCGAACAGAGAAACCAGTACCGGAAATATATTGTATTTCTCGACAGAATACCAACCAAACACCAACAACTACACAATAAACAGTAATACAGCGTATTGCATCACCAATAAACACCCCAGACACACCCCAAACACAACGAAGTAACACAACGAAGTAACAAAACAAGCAAAACAAGCAGCTGCAAAAGGGTGAAAGAGTAACAAATAGCCGATGTCCCTACATGAATTAAAATGTAATTTGTTGGGAGTATTAAAAAACTACTACACTTTAATACATTACTGGAATGTAAATCATAGCATTATATTGAAGAAGTAATAGGTAACAGGAAGAAGTAATAGGTAGAAGTAATAGAAATATAAATTTTATTGTAGATTATTATAATTTACGGGTAGTATAATATAAGCATTAAAAGGGTGTATTTGGTAGTATTAATTGTAGTAGTGAAGGGATATTATAAGATAAATTTAGGGGGAAATAAGTATTAAAAATACGCTGCAAATTTAATATAAATCCATCATTTGTATTCAAGCATTTAAGTACCTTAAGATCTTTGTATTTTATTTTGTTATTGTGTAATTATTTTGTATATTTGTAATACCAATTATGTTCTTTGAAATTATAACAAAAGCCCCAGCGGGTAAGGCTGGGGCGTGCGGTGCGGATCGGCCTATTTTAATTGAACCGCTTAATAAAAGCCCGGACAAATGAATTTTCGAATTGTTTGGCGAATCTGGAAAATAAAAATCTCGTTCGAGGTTTCTATTTAACGGGTTCCGGGTTTGCAGTTCTGGAGGAGCTGCCGACCCTCCGGGCTTTATTTTGAAAAAACGGAGTGACTTGTAAGGCTTGCAAGTGTTACAAGTCACTCCAATAAATAACAACGTTTAACCAACTTAGAAACGGTTAGCCATCCGACGTTACAGGGGCAAAGATATGAAAAACAACTCGAATTACCAGAACGAAAACACAAACGCCCGCCAATTTAATTACGAATGCGGTTCCGCGATCGGTTATTTTACCAAATCGGATTATATCAAACCCGGAATTTATAAGAATCCCGAAGGCTATACGCCTAATGCCTGGATGGGTAGTAATTGCCCGAAAGATCGTTTTTTACCCGTAAAAGAAGTATCCGGATATATCCGCGAATACATAAAAAAAGATCCGGAATTGCGCGCGTGCAAATGGAGCGTAACGACTGAAAGCTATTCGGGCGGTCAATCCTTGACCGTATCACTTATGGCAGCGCCGTTCGATGTGTTTTCGGAGGAATGGAAAGAAAAACACCCCTACGATGTGGAACACGGATACACGCAGCACGGAGATTATGAAGAGGCCGTAACGCCTGAGGCATTCCGCGTAATATCGAAAGTAAAAGCATTTACACAATCGTTTAACTACGACGATAGCGATGGAATGATCGATTATTTCGACCGGGGTTTTTACGATAGGTATTATATCGGCAAATGGGATAAACCATTTGTTAGAATTGAGCCGAAACCGGCAAAGCCAGCAGCAAAGACAAACACGAAGACCGAGGCCGAACCGGTCACCGTGGAGGGCCTTCAGTTAGTGGACTATTCCGAAAAAGCTATTGCGGTAATCGGCAACACGAAGCCAATATCCGAGCAGCTGAAGAAAATCGGCGGCCGTTTCAATTCGCGCCTGTCTTGTGGGGCTGGCTGGATATTCAGCAAGCGCAAGGAATCGGAGTTGCGCACACTGTTAGCATTGTAATAACTTCCCGGCGGCGCTCTTTAAGGGGCTGCGATCGAATCGACCGCCGGGAGCAAACAACCAAAAACAACCCCAAATTCAACCAAAAAGCAACCGAGGAAAAGAATGAAAATAGGGACCCTAATGGGGACCCTTTTCGTACCAGGTACGAATTGGTACGAGGGTTTGCGAGTGCACATAAAACGTATTGCAGAAAGTGCTAACCGTAAATAATTTTATCGGGT